GACAACGGTTTCTTTACCTACCTGTCAACCATCCGTGAAGATCTCTTACCTAACTGTTACAACTGCATTATTTTACAGGTGGACGGCTACGAAGCTGATGACATCATCGCTGCCTTAGCCACTTACTTTGGCGACCAGCAAAAGCCTGTTCTAATCCACAGCAATGACGCTGACTTTCAATCGTTATTAAATGCCTATGTGAGCATCACTGATCGAAGCAAAAAACTTGCCCATGTTGAACCTAGAGATATTCGACTCTATAAAACCCTCGTGGGCGATTCTAGTGATAACATTTCAGGAATCCCACTACTCGGCAACGCTTGGTGGCTAAAACTGGATGAGGTTGCAAAAACCAAATGGGTTGAGTTACTAGAAGGTAGAACTGAGACTTATCCAACCGATCACTTAACAGAAGCAAAACGCTTGTGGGTGTCTCAAAACATCCCTTTGTTACGAACCTTCTACACAATCGTAGGCTTCTTACCTGTAAACTTATCAAAGGTATTAACTTTGGACAGTGTTATCGGAGTTAACGACCCCACGGCTTACCGCCAAACCATGACTAAATATTTCTGGATGTGACCACTATGAGACCAATAGAATCCATTAACCGTGTGCTTGTTGATCGCACAAATTGGGCACAATTAAAGCCAACCCTCTTAGCTAAAGTTGCTGCTGCTGATCTTATGGGTTTCGACATTGAAACCCACGATGAAGACCGCCATGAGGGGCTTAACGCCCTGATGAAGATTGATGATGAAGGCCACCGACATGGCCAAAAGTTAATCTTTGACACAAACCGCACTACAGTGACAGGTTTTAGTATCTATCCTGATGATACTGATACCGCTTATTATTTTAACTTGGCTCAAGCTGACGTTCACAACCGACTCAATTTTAGTGATGTTCGTTGTCTCTTTGATGCCTTCAAAGGTTACTACGTTATTCACAATGCAGCCTTTGAAATCGTGATGATGGAGAAAGCCTTAAACGTGGGTTACAAACTCCCTCATGGCCGTGTCTTAGATAGTATGATCCTTTGCGTTACCGCTTATAATTCTGACACCTACAGTAAGGCTGCTTTCAGCAATGCCCAATTAACAGGGTTATACAAGCTTATCCCCGAAATTAAAGTGGCTTGGGCAATGAACGATACGGAAGCTCAGGAGAATCTAATTAAAAAGTTTTGTGCTAAGGAAAGCGATGCTGCTCATTCTTACAATGGTTTCATTAAAGACCTCGCTTGGGGTTACAACCTAAAGAAAGCCAGTAAGTCTTGGCTTGGCTACACCCAAAAAACCTTTGAAGAAACTTTAGGTAATAAACCTCACATGGGTTGTCTAACAGGTGCTGAAGTCGTCCACTATGGTGCTGATGATGCTATCACTTGTGTTCAGGTTTACCACACTGTTTTGCAATGGTTAATGGAGAATAACCCTGCTGCTATTAACACTTACTTCAATCAGGAAAATCCGTGCTGTTGGGTTTATGCTCAAATGAATGCAACAGGTATGCGCGTTAATGTTGAAGCGATTTATAAGGCTCAAGATGAACAACGCATTGAGTATGCTTCGGCGTTACGGAAGATGAAAAAACTGTTAGCACAGGCGATGGTAGAGTATTCGGGTAAACCCAGTGAGCAACTAGCTAAATACGAAAAGTGGTATGAAAAACCCACAAGAACTCAAGTCGCGCCTGAGATAGTTGACGGTCGCACTAAATACCTGTGGTTGATTAAACAATTTATCGACACACCTGATAATTTAAGTGACTATGACTTAGTTAACTATCACGTTCGCTCCCCTGTCGGCAAAGGTTGGTCAGGTCTTGAACCCACCGTGATTAACTTGTCTCACTATATGTCCATGCGGGTTATCTTGTTTGATATTCTCGGCCTCAAAGCAACTGTCGAGGCAGGTAAGATTCAGAGTGACAGTGAAGCAAGAGCTAAGTTAGCGGAGAAGTCTGACAGTAAACTTGTCAAAGACATTATTGAGACTTACACCGTGTTGGAGGGTATCACCCAAGCGATCAAACTTTATATTAACAATTATATCAAGATGTTAGACCCTGATACGGGACGTATGTACCCAACGATTAGTAGTTTGTTAGATACCCGAAGAACGTCAACCAGCAACCCATCACCACAACAGTTGACTAAGTTTGGTAAGAGTAAATATGTCCGATCCTTCTTTTTACCTGATGACGAAAACTCGGTAATTCTTGCACCAGACTTTAGTGCTATTGAGTTGGTAATACTTGGCGGATATAGTGACGATGCAGGTTTTATTAAAGCCTATGGTCAACGACCTCATGCAGACTTGCACAGCCACACAGGAGCTTTCATGTCAGGGTTAACGATCGAGGAGTTTAATGCTTTACCTGATAAAAAACAAAGACGTACAGAGGCGAAGGCGGCATCCTTCGGATTTTGGTATTCAGGTTCTTTAAGCACCGTAGGTAAACCTTTAGGTTGGAGTAAGGAAAAAATCTTGGAGATGACAGAGATTTACAAGAGCGGGTACATGGTGGCCGAACAATGGCGTTTAGATACAATAGCGGGGGCTAGGCAAAAAGGATATGTTGAGTTACCAGATCACTTACGCCGTTACCGCTTTGAATCTACCCAAATGTGGGCTGATCTGATGCAGTGTAAGTTTGACCATCTAAGTTTATCAGACTTTGGTAGGCAGTGTATTCGTAAAATTCAAAACCGATCAGCAAACATGGCTGTTAACGCTTGTATTCAAGGACTTTGTGCCACTTACGCCAAACGTAAAATGTATCGAGCAATGTTTAAGGATATACCACGTTTGGGTTTACGCGCTCGTGTAATGACTTTAGTTCACGATGAGTTAGTAGTATCAGTTCACCGTGATGATGTTATGAGGGCTAAGGATTACCTTTACGAGTTGATGATTGATGGTGAAGGTATTTTTAGTAATGTGATGATAGATAGCTCAATGGCTATGGGACGCAATTACTTAGCTTTTAACCCTGAAAAAAATCCAAAAGGATTGGTAGAGTTAATGGAGATGGATAAAAATTTACCTTGCATTGACCCCTCACGGTGGGGTCAAAAGGCCACAGACAACGAAGTGGGTTTGATACTTGACTATATGTTTACCTAACTTCAAAAGTGATGTTATACTTGTTTTGTCGGCTAGTGTGGAAACGAACCGACAAATCATATAAGTACACAAAAAAGGTAATTTGCTAGTCAGTAGGGTTCGTGCTTAGCCCTTTTCCACCTGACTGATGCAAGTTACCTTTTTTGTTTCTGAGATCAGAGATTATGAAAGATTTAACCCAAATTGAAAAAACTATGTCCAGTAAAGATTTATTGGACTTAATAAACTTAGCTCGCACCCAAAGTGGGGAATCAGAGCTTAGACTTAATAAATTTAATGAGAAGATTGAGGATGAGTTAGAGGGAGATAACTACACTTTTAGTGTAGTTCAAAATCCGAACCACACCGAGTCTAAAGTTTATCAACTTACCGCTGACCAGTGTATGCTCCTAACTATGAGGGAATCTAAACAGGTTAGAAGAAAAGTTTTGACCAAGTTAAAAACTTTAACCCCTGTCGAAGACTCGAAAGACATAGTTGTCACTGCTCAACCAATCTTTGAGGCCGCTTTTAATTATGCCAAACTCTTTGGCTTAGAGGGTAATCAAGCTCTACTCTCTGCTGACAAAGCGACTGAGCGACACACAGGATTCTCACCTATGAGGTTCATGCAGATTGAACTCAAAAAAGAGCATCAAACCATTAACTTAACTCCTACGGAGATCGGTAAACAGTTAGACCCTAAATTATCCGCTGTTGCAGTTAATAAACTTTTAGAATCCTTAAATTATCAAGAGAAACTAGGTTCAGCATGGGTTCCAACTCAGAAGGGTAAACCTTACGCTGTCTTTTTAGACACGGGTAAGAAGCACTCTGATGGCACTCCGATTACCCAGTTAAAATGGTTATCAACCATTATCCCTCACCTTTCCTAAGAGTCTGCTATAATAAACCCCAATGCCAATGCCGTTGGGGTCTTCAACACCATGTCTTTCACTAATTTTTCCAAAACATTAATGCTAACAGCATTATTACAACAAACCGCAAGACCCTCTGATGGTAAGCATAGAGTTGTCGTTTCTAAAGACGGTGTGCTCCTTCCTTTAGCTCCTGCTCAATACATCACCCTCCAGATTTATGGCCACAACCCCCCTGTAGTGACAAATGCCGAACCAATCCAATGGACGGCAACTTCCGCATGGCCAGATATTAATGAGGTCTATGTGGTGAATGAGTCAGAGGGTAAAGAGATTTTGTTAAAAGGTAAAGTAACCAACTACCCAATGCCTATTGGTAAAGTGTTTGTGATCCCAGCAAACGCTTGGGAGGCCAGCCTTGTTGAATAGTGTTGCTAAGAGTCTTATTAGATTAAACCCAACTCAGAATATTAGCCTTGAGTATTTTGATATTGATACCGAGTATCAAGTGCCCAGAGCTAATTTAAACTTTGAGGGAAGTTATCAGTATGCCACTCCACTAGCAGATACAAAGCATACTAGAGACCTGCGGGTGTTTAACATCACTATCCCTGTTATGCGTTATTACTTTGGAGCGCAGGGAGAATTGCTGATCGACTATGAGAGAGCAACTAACCTAGCATGGCTGGAGTGGATGTATAACATTCATAAGATGGTTAAACCTTTCTTATTTGACCACCCTATTTACGGTAGTTTAAAGGTTCGTTTTGCCGAACCTTTAAAAATACCCAAAGGGTTAAAAGGGGGGCAGTCTGCTTCCGAATCTGTTGGTGTTCGCTTGATTGAAGTTTATGAGCAACCCACGGAGTCTTTTCAACTATTAGGCCCTAAGTTCGCTCTGAACGTGGGTAACACTTATTGGATTCATGACCGTAAAGACACCTTTAATTACCCCTACCACTTAGTCAGCACTGAATATGAGTCTGAAGATACTATCTTGAGTTTAGGTGGAGATTATCAATACACCGTTCGAGGGTCTAAACCTGAGCAAAGAATTTTTACATTACACTTCGAGGGTTTACGATATAGTACAGATAGGGACCTCATTATTGGAACAGAGAGCGATGACGACCAGTTATCTATGCAGCACTTAGAGAATTTTTATTTCTTCTACCGTTTGCATAAGCCTTTCTACTACCCACACCCGACTCAAGGACGTATTAAGGTTCGTTTTAAAGAACCCTTAAAGATTCCTAAACTTAGACCCAACGGAAATGGTTGGACTGAGAATTTCACTATTACCTTAGTCGAGGTTATTGAAGATGCTAAACGCTACGTCTGATGTCATACATCAAACAGAAGCAACCAGACTGGCTCCAGAACCGTATGTGGAGTTGTTTAAGTTTATCTATGATTACCTACAGCCGAACCAATTTATCGCTTTTACGAATCACCCAACAATCACTTGGCAAGGGGTTACTTACGAAAACTTTCCCCATCAATTTAGCGGTTACAATATTCAATCGACAGGTGAACAGAGTCGCCCTAAGCTACAGGTGGCTAACCCTGACGGCTTATTTTCAAACCTCTTGGTTAATGGCACATTACGTCAAGCTCAGTTAATTCGTTATCTGGTTTTGAGGTCAGACCTACTGGCCGATGAGAGTAGGTACCTGAGAAACAAATGGTTAATAGCCAAGATTTTAAACTTAACCAAGAGCAGTATTAATTTTGAAATGCGGAGTGTTTTAGACGGTGTGAGATATACACTACCTGCAAGGCAGTACATTTCCCCTGACTTCCCTGTCACCAGTATGGGTTAATAAAATGTCGTTTGATCTAATCAACTTATTAAATAGACCTTACCAAGAAGGCAAGCAAGACTGTTATGGTTTAGCGCGTGAGTATTATAAAAGAGAATACGGGCTAACCCTGAGAAACTATGCGAGACCCATTGGCTTTGACCATGATGGTTTAGACTTACTGATGGATAATTTTGCAAAAGAGGGTTTTCAAGTAGTCCCCACATCAGGTATTTCTACCCTAGAAAAAGGCGATGGCCTTTTATTTTCTATCTTAGGAAGCAAGACAGCTAACCATGTTGGTGTTTATATCGGCTCTGGTTATTTTGTACATCATTTGTATGAAAAGATGTCAAAATGCGAGGCTTTAGACCAACGATGGTATCAACGTATTGCCCTTGTTGTTCGTCACCCAGACATCCTTACTATTAACACCAGTAGAATAGGCAAAGTAAACTTATTGGATTTACTTCCCCCTCACCTACGGTTGAAGGTACAACAAAATGCAAGCGGTTCTTGAAAGTTTAAAAACCCATTGGCACCCTAAGTTTGAACACTGTGGTTTCGTCACTAAAAGCAATGATATTGTTGAAGTTGAGAATAAGCACGTTGATCCTAGTAATCACTTTGCTATTGAGGATGTCCCTGCTGATGCTGTTGCTTTGTGGCATACCCACCCCAGTGGTTGCTGTAATCTCTCAATAGATGATTACCATTTATTCCGTAGGCTTCCTCATCTTATCCACATCATCATTGGCCATGATGTTGCTTATTATTATGTGGATTTGGACGGCTCAGTTATCCGTGGAGAAGATGATGCTAGTTAGTATTTATTTACAAGGCTACATGGCTAAATTCATACCGAATGGTCAAGTGACTGTTGAGGCTTTCAACGTCAGAGACGCTTTAGAAAAGCTCCAGAATTACTTACCCAAAGGGGTTCGACACTTAGTTAAAATCAAAGAACTTGGGTGTCCAGACGACTTGGAGGAAGTTAAGGAAACGCTGACGATAATCCCTTTATTCGAGGGCTCTGGTGGTGGTTCTAAGCGATCATCAGGTATCCAAATTGGTATCGGTATTTTATTAATTGCTTTTGCAATCTGGGCTGGGCCAGCAGGGGCGAAGTTAATTGGGGCGGCTAGTAAGCAATTCTTAATCGGCGTTGGTGCTAACTTAATCATTGGTGGCGCATTACAACTCCTGCAAAAATCCCCAAAAGCAGACCCAACGCAAGGGGATAAAAAGAGTCGCTTCATCAATGGCGACAAGAATACGATAAAAGAGGGGACACCGATCCCGTTGATTTACGGTCGTCAAAAGGTTTATCCTCACATCTTATCTTTCAATATTGACTCAACCGATTACAACCCAGACAATGAGTAATGAAAAAAATGACTAAGTTTACTTATATAGGTTCAGGGGGTAAAAAACCTAGAACCCCTGTGATTACAAATGACAACCTTTTCTCTAAGGATAAGGTTGAGCTACTCTTAGGCGTTGGCGAAGGACCTTTGCAGGGTTTAGAAGACGGTTTAAAGAGTTTCTTTGCAGGGGACGTACCTTTAAACGACAAAGACGGTCAACCGATTATTAAAGATTTAGATGCTTTCCCTTATCAGGGTATTTCAACGCCTCAAGTGATTAGTTTTGCTCTAGGTGGTGAATCTGCCAACACTACCGTTGGTGTTAATATCCTCCAAAAGTCTCCTGTTGTTCGCTACACACCTGAAAACTTTCGGGGGAAGATTAATAAATTAGATATTCGTTTAAACATCGCTCAACTTTTTAAAGAAGAAACAGATGGGGATGTTTTAGACAATACAGCCGAGTTCCGTATCGAGTATAAAACTGCCAGAGGTGCCGACCCTTGGGTTGTTTTAGATTTTACTAATGCTACTCCAACGAGCTTCCCTGACTTAAGCGGTATCACTTTTCAAGTCGCTACCCATACCGACAGTAAAAACAAGTACCAATTAATCGGTAAAACAGGCTCAGGTTTTGTTATCGACTTTAGAGTCACTGTTGCCCCTATTACTGACGATGACTATGTTATCAGAGTCACTAAGTTTAACCCTGACACAGATAATAGAGCTAACTTAAAAGTGGCTTGTGATATTGTCTTTGATAGTTTCCAAACTATTTACCAAGCTTCTCGCAGTTTCACCAACACAGCCTTAATGCACGTTACAGGCCGAGCTAATGACCAATTCAGTGATATTCCTGATTTCTATGGCATTTACAAAGGCTTAGTCACTAAAGTCCCGAGCAACAGGGTTGAGAACGCTATTGGAGATGGTTGTTATGAGCCAGACATCTGGAATGGTGTGCTAACCCCTGCTTGGCATAGTAACCCTGCTTGGGTTTTGTATGATTTATTAGATAACCCCCGTTATGGTATGCGTAGATATGCCCCGACTCTAAACATCTATACTCAGGACTTCTACGAGGCTGGGGTTTATTGTGATAATGGGGTCAGTAACTTTTTCGGTACAGGCGATGAAAAACGCTACACCATGAACATCACCTTAGCCGAAAACCAAAACGGTTGGGAAACTTTACAGAACTTAGCTGGAGCTTTTGACGCTGTTCTTTACGATGATGGTGAAGGTAACGTGCGGTTAAAGGTGGATAAATGGGTAGAGCCTCGTGTGTTGTTTACACCTGAAACGGTAACTATTGATGGTATTAACTACAGCTTTACCGACATTAACACCCAATATAACAGCATCACCGTGAGCTTCACCAACCCCGAACGCGGTTGGCAAGAAACTCGTTTAAAAGTTAAGAATGACGACTTTATTGCTCTTAATGGTGAGATACCTTTAGACTTTGTTGCTGTTGGTTGTACCAACGAGAGTGAAGCTTTAAGACGCGCTCATGCTCGGTTATTAACCGCTAACCACGAGAAGATAATCGCAGCGTTTACAACGACACGATTAGGTTTGATTTTAGACCCCTTAGAAATCGTTTATCTGGCAGACCCTTTAATGGGTTGGGGTGTCTCAGGTCGTATCAGTCACACATCAGGTAATTTCATTTACCTGAGAGATGGTTTAGCTCATATTCTTGTTAGCACCCCTGCGGATATTTACATCCAAACAACAACAGGAATCTATCAAGGAACGGTAACGGTAACTCAGACAAACCCCGCAATCCTCTTGGTAACTTCTGCGGGTTTTGAATCCTTGGATTTACCAGAGTTAACTCAGTTCTGTTTAGGTAACCTTACCACTTCCAGTGGGTCTCTAATCCGTGGCCCTAAACCTTTCCGAATCACTGCGATTGAACCCTCTAAGGATTACAACACTTTTCAGCTAACAGCCTTGGAAGTTTATAAAGATAAATATGATGTATTAGGAAATGATTTAAATAGGACAGTCCTCATAGATAAAGATACATCAGGAGTAAACTTAAAAAAACTGTTCGCAGACAGAGGAAACCCCCTCACCCGAATGTACGAGAGTGTCACTTTTGTTATTGACGGAACCCTAGAGCAACAAGCGGGAAGCTTTCTGTTGATACATGGTATTACTGTTAATGACTATGCTTTAACAGTAGGAGACTGGACAGGTTTACTCCCTGTTGGAGTTAAGCCTAAGTTAGTATTTAAAGGTGCGGTAAAGGTGATGGGTCGGGGCGGCAAGGGCGGCGATGGTGGAGACTTAATACCTATTTCTCCTATTTATGAAGGCTATTACGAATACTACTATGGTAGAGACTTAGGCAGACCTGACTACTCTCAAGTAAGTATTATGGGGGGGCATAGAGGCGAAGACGGCGGCAATGGTTTATTCTTAGACTACCCTGTGGACATTGAGTTAGCAGCAGGAGCTAATGTAGAATTAATTGGTGGGTATGGTGGGGGGTATGGGTCAGATGCTGGAGCGGTATTAATTCAAGAGCAATGGCTTTTGGAAACTGTCCAGAATGTTAAAAACTGTGTTAAAAGAGTTCAAGGCTCTGGCGGCTCAGGCGGTTGGCCTTTCGGCCAAGGTGGTTCAGCAGGAGGAATAGCCCAAAACCCTGTCCATGCTGTTCCATCAGGAGCATCAGGAGATAAAGAAAACGCAGGAGGATTACAAACAGCCAATAGTCCATTTATGGTTGTTAGACCTATGCAATACTCAGGAGGACAAGGAGCTATTCAACATAGTTTAGGTTCGGCAGGGAAACCTTTGAGTGCTTTAGGGAACCCAGTACCTTATCTACTTTTTGATTTCCCTCCAAACACCGAGTTATTAACTTACGTTGGAGACAGAACTATTGGAGAACAAGGCATTGGTGTTGTCAATCACGGCAACATGACCATTACCACACTTGGCGCGGGGTCAGTCCTGACTTACAATACCATCTCTGGGTACACAACTCTCACAGGTTAATTATTATGGCCTTAATGTCTGGCAAAATTTACAGTAATACAGGTACACCTAGCAATGCTGATGGTGTTGATGGTGATATTTACCTACGCTTAGATGGTATGAAAACAACCTACCGTAAGGAAAGCGGAGCTTGGGTCGCTGTCGGAAGCACTCTCGGAGCTATCCCTGAGATTATCAGTGGGGTCGGTGTTCCAAGTAATGCTCTAGGTGCTGACGAGCAATACTACCGAGACACAAGCAATCAAAATATTTATTACAAACAAGGTTCCATGTGGAACATTGTAGGCAGCTTAGCGGCAGCCAGTCTTAAAGCTATTTTAGATCAAGCAGGTATCGGTAAAAACTTAGGAACTGCGCCTAATCGAATAGATTCTGGAAGTTTAAACGCTGTTACTACTGTTGGTGAGTATTACTACACTAATGCTGTGACAGATACACCTACCCCTTATGGTTTAATAAAAGTCTGGCGTGAGAACTCTATTGCTATTTACCAGCTAGTACAAGCGTCTGGGAACGCTGGCAAACTATATAACCGATACACCACCGATGGTGGAGCTACTTGGGGGCCTTGGATTGAGTATGCTAATGTTGGAGGAAACGCTGGTCAGAGATTTAAAGTCGCTGCTGCTCTTAATAGCGATGAGGCTGTTAGGTTAGATCAATTAACAGCTCAAGGCATATCAGGTTTGTTTGCCTCGAACCATACAATATATAATGTAGGTACTCACCTTAGAACCCTACCCGCTGGAGGAGTTATCAGAGTTATTTTAGTTGCAGGAGGCGGGGGCGGTGCAGGTATTGCTGCTTCGGATGATAGTGGGTCTTCAGGAGGTTCCGATGGTGAAGATAGCTTCATCTACCCTGCTGGTGTTCCCTCCTCTTTCTACTTAAAAGCTAAAGCAGGAAAAGGCGCAGCGGGTTTTAATACCAGTAATGGAAGTAATGGAGTGTACGGTCCTATGGGAGGGGTAGGAGAGATTGAAACAAATAACATCACCAACGTGGTTATTTTAACTTATGAGAGAGGTTTAATCTCAACAAACCCCGTGGTTCCTGCTCAAATTAATCACCCAGTTATTAAAAGCTTATCCCTCACCCAAGCAGGGCAAGGGGGTTTGGGAGGCTCCTCAGATTGGGGAATTGCGGGCATCGGCGGAGGCGGGGCCATTGTAGAGGGCCTTATCATAAATAAAACAAGTACCGCCTTAGATGTGCAGATCACCGTTGGTCAAGGAGGTGCTCATAGTGTCGGTAACGCAAGCAACGGCCAAGACGGGATGGATGGTGTTTGTGTCGTCTTTCACGATTAACAATCGACATTTACAAAACCATCTAGTAAACTATACAAAACTTTACTAGATGGTTTATACAAATGACTGAGCCAACTGCTACCACCCTTGTTGGATTTGAATACTCAATCGCAATCGCTGGTTTCTTCGGCAGTGTCGTTGAGTTAACTTTTGCAAAAGAACTAACCCTCCTACGCTTAATCTTTGCTATCTTAACAGGTTCTTTAACCGCACATTACGCTACTGGTCCTTTAGCTCACTACCTAAAAATTCCTGTCGAATTTCACGACAGCCTCGCCTTCTGCGTTGGTCTTCTTGCAATGTCACTGATCCCAATTCTCTTTTTAGCCGTGGAAGAAATCAAAAAGAAAGTCGGTGATCTTGTCCAAAAATTTTTAGGGTGACTCGTAGAGGTAACTATGCTGTCAACAATTCTCTTAGCGGTTAATGTCATCATGTTAACGTATGTTTTAATTGAAGCATTGTTAACGATCAATCAAATGACAAAATATACTCCTCACAGCTTACGCATCGTTTACATCGCTGTTGCTGTTGGAGCTTTTTATAGTTTACTATGTTCCAATCAAGTGACTCATTTTCCGACCGTGTTATCTAATCTGGCCTTAGCTTATTTCGTGAATCGGGTTAAGTTAAACCGATGTGAGATAACAGGCACTAACCATAAAGCATTGAATATCTGAGGTCTAAGATGGCTAATTTATTTTTAACAGGTTCTGGTCTTCCAACTCCCGCAATTGGTGAGGTCACTGACTACTATCGTGACACTGGGACAAATTTAATTTACTACCGCTCCCCCACAGGTTGGGAAGCTGTCCCTAGTTTAATCCCCACCCCTGATGGCGTTGGCACAACTTGGCACTTTGGTAATGGCGCACCTAGTAATGGTGTCGGTAGTTCTGGTGACTATTACCGTGATGACGATAATGGTTCTATCTATCGTAAACACGCTGTAAACGGCTGGGAAGCTAAAGGCTCTTTAGACTTTATCGGGGTTTATGGCGTTCAATGGGGGGAAGGGTCAGGCGCACCTGCTAATATCCCCTCCTTAAACAACCTACCTGCTGGCTCGTTTTATTTAGACGTGGCTACTTCCGACATTTATTACAAAAACCCAAGCTTAGTTTGGGAAGCAAAAGGTCAATTAGGTCTCGGCAGTACAGGGCTTGATGCAGTCGCAACAGCAGCAGACCGTACTCAAACAGGCTTAGATAGAGTACAAACAGGGCTTGATGTTATTGCAACAAATGCCGATGCAGTCGCAACAGCAGCAGACCGTGTGCAGACTGGTTTAGATGTTGTTGCAACAGGTAACAGTGCAACAGCCGCAGCAACTAGCAAGGCAAATGCAGCTATAAGCGAAGCTAATGCACTAGCGTATAAAACAGCGAGCGAGGCCGCCCGCGATGCAGCAATTATTGGTGCAGGAGTTTATACAACAGAAGCCGCAGGACGTGCAGCCGTAGCCGATGGCGTAGCGTTTAAAGTGCAAGGTTCTGGCGATGTTGCCGCGTATGAATATCGTAGAACAAATTCAGGGGAATCGGTATTAATTGCGACATATCCCTCTATATCGTCACTATCTTCTAAAGTTGCGACTACAGTAGTCAGTAAGAATCTAGTTGATGCTGCAACCGTTCAAGCCGGTAAGACAGTCCATACTAATGGTACTTTACTAACTGCTGGAAGTTTTAGTGCTTCTGATTATATCGCTGTTACACCACTAACCACCTACACAAAAACTGCATCAACAGGTGCATGGGCTGAATATGATGCTAATAAGACTTTTATTAGTTATACGAATTTAACTGCAACAATTACAACTGGGGCAACTACTGCATTTATCCGTGCCTCACTTCTTACGGGCGCATCATTTGATGTGCAGAAAGGGGGGGTTTTAGGTGATGCAGACACTTACGCAACAAAATCATTGGTTGCAAATCAATACTTAGATTTAAGTATAGTCAAGCCAGCTATTACTCAAAACAATAAATTAGATAATTCTATTTTATTGTCTGCCCGTCAAACGAGTTTTCTGACTAGATCGTCACCCAATTTGTTTGATATTAATACTTACTCAGCATCTACTATATTAACTTGTGCAACAGTTAGTTCAATTTTATACGCTACAACAAAAACAAATGCCGCTTGGTTTACATCTGACCTCATCCCTGTTGCCGCATCTACTGCATATACTTTTTCTAAGTTTGGTGTGTGGGTGCAGTATGATGTAAACATGAATGTTGTTGCATATAATACAACCGGATACTATCTCTTATCGACAATTACAACTCACGCCTCCGCCGCATTTATAAGAATCAGTTACCCTTACGCAAACGTCGATGCAGCTACAACGATGTTCTGTTTAGCAAGTGAATATCCATCTATTTATGCGCCTTATAATCGTTATGTCTTATCGAGTGACGTTTCGGCAGATAGTGCATGGAGAGGGAAAAAGATTTTATGGCTTGGTACTTCAATTCCGACTGGCGGAGGCTATCCTGAGAATGTATCGTCAAATCTGTCTGCTACTTTAAACAAGCAATCAGTTAGTGGAGGTCGTGCTAGAGCAAGAAAATCAGATGGGAGTTGGTTTGTGCAATCTGATTTTATATATACATTCACACTATCAAAAGCAGATATTGATGCTCGCTATGGTGCGAATTTAGGATTGAATGTCAGCGCATCGGATTATTTAACACTAAGCGGCGGCGGCCCAGTGTTAACTCAAGGTATGCTAGACGCACTGACTGCAAACAACTATGAGGTTAGATTAGTACCGTACATTGCTGAGTCTAGTCTGTTTGTTTTAGATTATGGGATTAATGATCGTAACGGGCAATTACCTACTATTAGCGTCCCATTTTTGACTTGTGAGCAACTCTTAGCTGCTGGTGATTTATATAATCGCAATGAGTTTTTAGGTGCTATGAATTTTCTGATTAAGACAATTCAAGATGCTAAAGCTGCTCTGAGTGACAAGAACTATCGCATTGTTATTATCAATCATCACAATAAAGGCGCAACTGCAAGTAGTGAGCGTAATGTTGTTACTGCTCAAGAAAATCTTGCTAAATATTGGGGATTTCCTCTAATTAACGTGGCTGATAATGTAGGGGTTAATCCTTCTACTCTTGCTGGTTTGACTGCCAATGGTGATGGTTTGCACTTTGTAACTGGCAGTAATTTAGAGAAACGGTACACACGTTACATCACTGCAAAGTTACGCGAAATAGATGCGTAATTTATTTACCTGATTTTGCAGTTTATTCAAAAATTAAAGCCTTTATGATGGGTATTTATCCTGATGCAACTTGGAGTTCTTAAGAGGTTTTTATGTCCTCCTTCAACCTAGCATTTGAACACACATTAGGTGATGAGGGTGGTTACTCAAACCACCCCAGTGATAGAGGCGGTGAGACCATGTGGGGTATTACCATTGCCGTTGCTAGAGATTATGGTTATTCTGGGAATATGCGTGAGATGCCAATAGAAACGGCGAAGGAGATTTATCGGAAACGGTATTGGAACAAGCTTAACTTGGATGAGGTGAATAAACTATCCCCTGCTTTAGCCCTCAAGCTTTTTGACATGGGTGTTAATATGGGACAAGCTAGAGCTGGGTTGTTTTTGCAGACAGCTCTAAATGTGTTTAATAAGCAGGAAACACTGTATGCTGATGTCGCTGAGGACGGGGATATTGGTAGAAATACGATAACTGCTCTTCGAGCTTATTACGCAAAACGCGGGGCTCTAGGCGAGAAAGTTATTCTAAGGGCGGCTAATTGCCTACAAGGTGCTTTCTACATTGATATTTCTCGTAACCGTAAGGCTAACGAGGACTTCACCTTCGGCTGGTTTGCTAACCGTATTGATTAAGAGGTAGGTATGTTAGCTAATTTAATCCCTGTATTGGGTTCACTATTGGACAAGGTTATTCCTGACCCGAAATTAGCGGCTGAGGCAAAATTAAAAGCGTTAGAGCTTGCCCAAAACGGTATGTAGGTAGATACCCAACTAACTTTACGCCCCCTGTTTAAACTTCAACCTCATTTATGTATAATGTTCGTAAATCTGACAGGTTTACGAACATGATTAACTCCCGCGATTTAAAACAATTACACCCCATCGTCCAAGCCAAAGCCAATACCTTCGTTGAACGCTGCCGCCAAGCAGGTATTGATATTATCATCACATCTACTTACCGTGACCATGAGAGTCAAAATGCTCTGTATGCTCAAGGGCGGACGGTTAAAGGTAAAGTTGTCACTAACGCAACAGGGGGTGATTCGTTCCATAACTGGAAAGTGGCTTTCGACTGCGTACCGCTGCGTAACGGTAAACCTGTCTGGGGCACAACAGGCGAAGACGGTAAATTGTGGAAGAAAGTTGGCGAGATTGGGGAGTCTTGCGGTTTAGAGTGGGCAGGACGTTGGAAGGGTAAGCTGCGCGAGATGGCTCACTTCCAATATACGAATGGTTTAAGCTTAGCGGACTTCAAGGCTGGGAAAACTATCTAATGGACTTACTAAGATTACAACCCCTCATTAATGGCCAAACGCAACTGCTGAAGCAGGTGGCTATTTATTACGCCGATGGCAGTACCATTGCCGCTCTCTTTGACCCTCGAACTGAGCAGCCAATTAGTAATGTCTTAAAAACGGATGCGAGTGGGTTTGTAACCTTTAAAGTGCTGACGCTAACAACACTGACATTTAGATTGCTGACAGGGTTAACGCTGTCAGCAGCAGCTTATCCTTTAGCTTCTTTTGGGACTCCAACCTTACCTCCCTCCCAAACCTCAGAAACAGAAGTTAATCTGACCTGTGCTGAGACAATCTTTGAGGGTTATGGGGTTAAAATTAACTCATTAGGACAGCTTGAGAAATGCTCAGCAAGTAACTTAACCCACATCTATGGCCTGATCGGTTTAGCTAAACAAAACGGCAATACAGGTGAGGTTATTACTATTGTTGAAGATGAATTTTTCACTAACTCTTCTTGGAACTGGAACCCTGACAAACCCGTATTTTTGGGCATTAACGGTGCTTTAACTCAAGACCTAAATGGGTTATTATTTATACAGCAAGTGGGGACTGCCTTAAGCCCCACTAAAATTGTTATTCGTATCACACCTGCTTTACAGAGAGTTTAAACATGGCTAAGTACCAAACATTTGATGATTCAACCCAAACCCAAAAAGAAGTTGCTTTCGTTTCCACTGGTGGTAGTGGTAACGCTAATAAAGCTGTCCAGCTTAACAGTGACGGCTTTATCGACCCAACTATGATCGCTGATGCCGAAGTTAAAATCGGTAACGCTTCTGAAGAAATCACTGCCAAACAATTGGTTTACTTTAAAACTGATGGTACTGTTGCCAAAGCCAGTGGTGCTGTTGGGGGTCATAAAGCCCAAGGTTGGGCAGCAAACTCCGCCTCAGTTGGCCAGCCAGTCACAGTCTATCAAGAAGGCACGATTGGCGGTTTAACAGGGTTAACTGCTGAGAAAAACTATTTCTTATCGGCAACGACAGCAGGAGCGTACACTGACACTGCTCCAACAGGTTCAGGTGAGTTGTTACAGACAATCGGTGTCGCCTTATCCGCAACCGAGTTGAACTTTACCAACTCTGGTTTCACCTTAGTTCGCGCTTAATTTTAAGGGGTCTAAGTAATGCCAACTCAAAAACTGGTGGTAGTAGACCCCACGTCACCTTCGGGAATTGCTGAAAAAAACATCACTCTAGGGCAAGTTGTTCAGATCATTACAGGTACAGTGGACCCTGTCTCAGGAACAACCCAGATTCCGTTTGATAATACTGCTCCCTTAATTACTGATGGGTTTCAAATCCTCAGTTTGAATATCACACCTAAATTTGCTAACTCAAAGATTTTGGTCATTTGTAACTTAAACGTTCATACCTCTAGTGTTTTAGCTAGCCGAAACATAACCGCAGTTGTTTGGGTAGGTAGTAGTATAGTTTACACCTATACCTCAAATACCTCAGTTAATCAGGCTCCTGAAGCTTTACCTATCTCAACATGGTTTAATAGTGTAGATACCACAACTAAAAACATACAAATAAGAGTTGGGGCAGACGGCACAGGTACGACTTATGTTGGTGCTAGTGGTAACGCTAATCTTGGGGGTAACAGGTTTAGTGACTACATTGTGCTAGAGGTTCTAAATGTTTAACGCTTATGTTGATGTTATCGGTTATCTCTACCCTAAAGTGGGTTGCCACGCGGTAGGTTTGGAATATTCAGATATTGTCCATGATAGTGGTGATCCTATACCTGCACAAGAAGTTTTAGAACCGTTAATTTTAGAAGTTAAAAGATTAAAGAAATGGGAAGAAATCAAGAATTATCGGGATGATCGTCTTGAGTATGGAGGTTATCCTACAAGTCAAGGTTTTTTCCATTCTGATGCTCGCTCAAGAGACAACTATGAAGATGCAAATAAGCCTAGTTCAAGAGCTTTATTAGCTATCTCCCCCCGCTCTTGGAAAACAATGGGGGGTGTCTTCGTTAATCTAACTTCAACTTTATTAGATGCGCTTTTAGCCAACAAAGTCACTCAGAAAAATGATACATTTTATGCGGCTGAGGTATTGAAAATAGCTCTGTGGTTGTCTACTGATCCTGATAACTTCGATTATAAGCAGAACCCTGAAAAAACTAGGTGGCCCCCTATTTACGGAGAGTAACATGGGTGTTCCAATTTACTTGCTTTATAGCAACAGCAAGATGCCACTATCTCCGATCATTCGGGGCGTGACTACTTTTCAAAGCCTCAAATGGAAGCCTTTCAGCATCACCATTGCCAAGTACAGCCACGTTGCGCTTGTCTTGGTGACAGATCCAACAGACCCGAATTGTCGTATTATTGAATCCACTCTATCAGGTGGTGGTGTTCGCTTCTCCACGATCGGTGAGTTTAAGAAACGGGCAAAGAATTGGGAAATGACGCGATTACGGGAAGAAGTGACCTTAGAACAGTTTTTATTACTGAATAAGGCAGCGGCAGGGCAGCTTTATAAAAACTACGATTTGAAGGGTATTGTCGGTCTAGGGATTGGCAGAAACTGGGAGGATCCAACAGATTGGTGGTGTAGTGAGCTAGTCGCGTATCTGTTGAAATATATTGGCATGGTGTTAAACGGTTGGGCGCGTAAAGTAAATACCTACACGCCCCAGATGTGCTACGAATGGCCTCAAGACAGGGTGGATTGCTCCATATTTTGAGCCACCATCTCCATCAGCTTTGCCAGTCTTTTTGGTGGAACTGATAGCGTTCTTCGATAAAGAATCGACTCAAAACTACTGAGAGTAATACCAAGTTCAGTGGCAGCTAGGCTTTTCTTAGCTGTAGTTGGGTACTTCTCCTTTAATGCTTCTGCTACCGCTAACGGAATTGGTACATAACCCTTAAGATTGCTTCGTTTGTTTAATGAGGTATATTCTAAGGGCATAACATTGACTCCAACTCTTTGGCAAACTCTGTCGCTTGAGCTTTAAACTCGTCAAGGCTGCCGTTATTGTGGAAAGTAAAATCAAAATCAAAGTCTTTTAACTCACCTTCACTGGCGTGAGTACCGTTGTAATTAGCTTCGGCATTGGCATTGCGAATGCAGACGGTAATAACTTTAAAGCCCTCTTTTTCGAGGTTTTTGACGACCTGATACTCATTTAGAAAACGCCAGTCGTCTATCATAAAAGTAAGTGGTTCGGCACTTAGACCCTTAATTTGCTTTGCTACGATGTCCGCCCAAAGGTTTTCTAAACCGAGAGCTAACCGCCACTCTGTTCCTAAAGTTTGCATCATTTTACGATGTGTTACAGGTTGATTAATTCCACCTATTCGTAAGGCTTCCTCTTTAGCTTTACCGAATAAAGCTAAAATAGCTTCTTCTTCGGTATAACCACAGGATTGCTGGAGGAAAGAAATCAACATCCACTTCATAGAGTTAGCGAAAGAAAGCACCCCTACACGGTTAATGTCTGAGGCTGAGACAATTTCAGCAAAGTTACCCACAAACGTACTCTTACCTGCTTGCGGCGCAAATGCCGCTACCATACTAATTAACTTGGTCATTTTCAATTACCACACATTTGAGATAAGGTGATTAAACGAGTTAAGATCACCAGGGCTGGAACCGTTAACAGGAAAACAACAAAGACAGCCCAAGTGTATTTTGTGTTTTCCCACCCTTTTAAAAGATCACCTAATATGCGGATCATTACCGCAGTAGCGGCAAAGCTAACGGCAGTGGTGAGGCTTAATAAAAATAATAAGAACATTTCCATCTTACACCTCCGCAAACATATCCGAGACTTCACAAGTGCCAACATCTTGGTCGTAGTCAAAACCTTCGGTTTTAACATTACCTTCGATGCTGTCACGATGCTGAGTCCAGTGTTTAAAGTTATTCGACCAGAAGTTACCATTACGATCTAAATGGGTTGCTTCGGGCATTGCAAAGATGTAGTCAGTAACTAAATAATCTTTCGGAATGTGGCCTAGCGTTGGCACTGCCATTGGTGTTGCTTGGTGCTCCGCACATGAGGAATGGGCGCGATCCCCTCCAAATAACTTCTTAATAATATCTTCGGTCTTTTCCGTTGACATATCCAACTTACGGTAAGAGGTTTGAGCACAACAAGACATCGAATGTTCAATCGCTTGCTGGGCTGTTACACCGTAATGAGCCTCAATCTCAGGAGTCCAGTAACCGTTACCGAAGAAAGGAACATGGTAGTCACCATGTTGTAAGGGTAGTGGAATACTCTCTTGCAACGCGAATAACATCACCCTTGCCAACTCGTTGATGTGGGGATCAGCGTGTTCATGCAAACGCAACCAGAAGAAATTGTCTAACTCAGTCGCTGTCACTACCATTCGCATATATGAGAATGGTTCAAGAAGACGGTTAGTGACTTGTTTGTGGATACCTAAAGCGGCAAGTTCTGCTGCCGAGTTCATGGCATTGCGGGCAGCGAAGTCCCACGCGCATTTAGCCGTAAACTTGGTAGTTTTATCTACCTCTTGTTCTGCTGTCATCCCTGCTTTATTTTGGCCAAAGTGGATTGGCACAACAGGATGGTAGGTGACACGCTCAATACTCTTGGCAACGGGAATGGCTCTGCTACTAGCACCATTGCGAGAAAAAATCCTGTGAGTGTTGACCTCGGCTAAAACAAAACGTGGAAAGTCAACTAAGAAAGTCACTATCTCTTTACCGCTAATAGCACTAACACTGTGAGCGAGAACGGCAGCGCGGATGCCACCTTTACCGACAAAACCTAATGGGATTGAATGTTGGATTTGCATTTTTTAGCTCCTAAGAAATCAAAGGCTTTGATAAGCCCTAAAAGAAGACCTGCGCTAAGGCCAATAGCAATGACGCAGACCAAGATTAAAATAAAGACGATTACTAAGAGTAACCGTCTTGGTAGGTTAAAGAAGGAATACAGCATCCTCTTTCTCTAAGACCGAAGCCAAGTCAGGTTTGAAGTAGTTTGGGCCTTTCAAGATTTTACCGTCCTCACGATAAATTGGTCGGCCATCTTCGCCGAGTTTGCTCATGTTGCTGCGATGAATTTCACGAACCACTTCAACTAAGTTATAGCCGTAAGCACTGGCATGGGCGAAGCAGAGGTTGACGATATTCTGTAAACAACGAGATACCGCTGCTGCTTGTAATATCGCCTTTTTCGGCGTTGCCGTTGCCACTAACAAGTAGTGATTCAACTCTTGTAATTGGTCATAAATCATGGTGAAGACTAAACCGATGTTTAAGTCACGACCTGCTGTTAATAGTTGTGCTTCATCACTAATATCAAAGCTTGGGCAATCTAACACTAAGTTGTAAACACAACCTGTGCCGAGTGTGAGGACAAGAATGTCGCCAACTGCGTCAACGATTTCGATGAAGATGTCACGGGTGCTCACATTTTCAGGAGAGGTATAAAACTTACCCGAGGCGGTTTCACCTTCCCCAACTTCTTCTAGCAAGAGGTTGTAGCGTAAGTGAGCAATCTTCTTATCTCCAAGATGCTCTGCATTAACTTCGCTGCCAATGATGCTCCAGTCTTTAACCCCTTTAATGATAGCGCGAAAGGGGAAAGTAGGGTGGCCGAAAGCGACATGAAAATCGTGAATCATCACCTGTAAATTATTGGTTTCTGCCATGAGGGTTACTCGCATAAAATAAAACCTGAGTGTATTCGACTCAGGTTTTATTGTCTGTTGTGGGAGTGTTAAGAGAAGTGGACGTAATTTAAACCCTGAACCTGAATCGGTTCAGACTCATGCGACACCAAGATCACTTGCTTGATCTTGTTCGCTTCCACCAGCCTTGCTAACGCCGACCACACTGCCGCTGTTCTTGCCGAATCCATTGACGCATCAATCTCATCGCCAATTAACACGCTAAAGACCGAGTGGGTTAGCACTTGGCCAAGAGCGATGCGGAGAGCCAAGTTAATGATACTGGCCTCGCTGCCGCTGAAGGTTTCAACAGGTCGGTAACGGTCAGCTTTCATGGCTTTGATACTAAAATCATCTAACATCAAGACAGAGTTAATTGCCCCTGCCGACATGGTAGCTGCTAACTGACTGGCGGCATTATTCAACGAGGGCAACAAATGATTTTTGATCTCGTTCTTAGCCGCTTTTAAACCCTTAACCGCGAGAGTGTAATCGTCAATGGTAGCAGCAAGTTCCGTTAGTTTTTCTTGCCAAACTTCTCTTTCGACCTTTCTCTGCTCAAATATCCGACATTCTACCTCGTAATTATTGCAAACCTTATCAAAGGCAACGTAATCGGCATAGGCAATGGCATCGGCTTCGAGTATTGCCAACTCCTTTTTAATGCTTGCAGCATTGGCAAGGTTTTCGGCGTAGGTTTTCTGTCCAAATTTAAACCGTTCCCAAAGATTTCGGGCAGTATAAGCGTCACTGATTTTGTCTTTGACCTTTTTAAAAACACCGCTATAGTCAGTAGGTGGGTTAGCTTTAGCTTCTGCTAACTTAGTCTCGTAATCACCCAGTAGCCATTCAGAATAACTCTGATTAAGCTGTAACAACAGGTCATAATCTTTATCGCTTTGCTCAGGATTTAACTCTGGAAACTGCTCAAAAAATTGTTTCGCTTTGACCACACAACCTTTAAGCATCTCTAAGTTTTCCGCTTCTAACTTCTTACGCTCAGGAACAATATTTTCCCAGATTTGCGCTTGCTGCCAGAGTTCACGTTCTGACCATTTAGCTTCGGGTTTAGGACTGTCAGGTGTGAAAAGGTAATCGGCAAGGTCTTTGTGATTGACACAGAAGTGCTCACCACACTTGGGACAATCAACGTGTTCAGAATCTAAAATCTCTTGATATTGAATCCATTGGTGCTGCAAATCAATTTGCTTACTACCCTCAGCAATCTCCTCCTCTGATAAGCTCGGAACAGCTAAATTAACTAACCTATCAACATTACGTTGATACTTCAAGATGGTTCGTTTATGTTTGGCCGCCTCTTGAGTAAGCTCTTTCAGTTGTTCTAAACTGTAATGCTCAATCAACCCTGCGTACACCCCTAACTTTGGCTTTGCCGCTGCCATTGCCTTTAGGTGTTTGACCTGCTGTTCGTAATTGTTGAAGTGCTGCTGTTTTTCAATTAAGTCATCTGCCTCGACATTAAGCGCGGTAAGAGCCTCATCACTGACATCGGCAACGACAGGGGCAACGGGTTCGACAAGGCGAAGGCTGTTTAATTGGCCTTTCAAATAGTTAAACTGGGTGTAGCTCCTCGTTAACTCATTAAGCCGCTCCTCGCGGGAGGCAATATACTCTTGGGGTGCTACTGGCACCTCCAATGACGTTGCCAACACCGTCTCTAATGCCTTTGCTTCAGCAGAAAACCCACGAAGGGTGTCGCTAAGTTCCTTGATAACCTGATCCATGATGCCGAGACCGATGGTGTTTTCTAACACTTTACGGCGATCGTCAGCGCGTAACACATGAGTTAAGGCTTTCACATGGTCTTGGCGAACATAATTGGCCACGTTGAAAACCTTACTGTTGTAGCCGAATAAACGTAAGATTAAGGCATTAACAGCGGTAGTGCCGACAGCGAGGGCAACAGCTTCATGGTTGATAACGGTACGCTTTTTGCTCCGAATCACCGTGTACTTTTTACCGTTCACTGTAAACACTAACTCTGTGCCAATCTCAGGGTACTCCGCACCTGCGGAGGCGCGGAGAGCTTCCGTGCCAAAGAGGGAGTACCCGATTAATTCAAGTATAGTGCTTTTGCCACGCCCGTTGGGGGCGTGAATGAGATTGAAACCTGAAGCGAAACTGACTTTGGTATCGGGGACAGTTGGATGTCCCCAGAAGGATAGTTTGTGGATCATTTTAACTTTCTCCAAGTAGATACTTTTTGCTTTGTTTCAAGATACTTTAAAAACTCCTGAAACTTATCCTCATTAACTCTAACAGGGTTTATCGTCTTACCATGCGTTAGGTAGTGAACAAAGTTAGTAATACGGGTTGGGTAAACAACAAAAGTAGCAGTGATATTTTCCACGATTAATTCTCCCAAACAGAGGTATAAATGTAATCTATATAATCTCCCACGCTGAAATAGTGGATCAAACTTGCTAGACGCTTCGGTTTAATCATGGTTATTGATTTGATATTTTCCACGGTTAATTCTCCAAATTACGGTAATGTTCAAGGCGTTGATGCACAAGTTCAACGAGGCCACTGCTGACACCAGCAAGGTTTTTGTTAACGATATTAGTTGTTGAGAACTCCTCATAGCCGACCTCTAAATCGGATAAGTCGGCATCGTCAGGATTATTAGCTAGGACTTTAACCTGAAACGATAAACAGTTGGGGACATCAGCCGTCCAGCTTTCACCTGAAGGGATCAAAACCCGCAGGTTCACATCCGCGAAGTAATTTTCGTTTTCTTCTAAGATTTCTTCAACTTCCTCTTTGTGCAAAGTTTGATACAGAGTCTCGTCAGGGAGTTCTTCACCATGAGCGTAGGGTTGTAACGAACCCACATACGTTAAGGGAATACCTTGTACAGTGTATTCTTGAGGCTTATGAATGTGGCCAGAAAACACCTTGGTTACACCCTTACGCTTGAAAACTTCCATCGGGACGAGGTTGTGAGTATCTTCACCGTGAGCAGTATAATCCCAATGGCCAAGAGCGTAATAACCTATATCGGTCATAGTAGGCATCATTTCTGCCATGTCGGAGGCACTAAGGACGGAGCTATAGGGTAAAGCAACTACCAAGAGAGGCTTAGTATCAAGTACCACCGTTGGTCTTTCAAAGTCATGGAAAGTGATACGGTTATTGCTTGAGCAAAGGCTTTTTAAGACATCAAAACTGGAGGCTAACATTAGATCTCTTGAAAGATCATGATTGCCACGGAGGACGTGAATCTGAACATTTAAACCCGATTGGGTTGATACTTTCAGTAAGTGAGCCACTTTCAACAAGGTATTATTATCCACTTGGAACTTATCAAACAAGTCACCCATAAGAACAAAGTGCTGTTCAATTTTAGCGTCAACAGGCATCAAAGCAGCAAACAAGTCTTCATAAATACTTTCTTCACGCTCACCGATACGATGTAAAGGCACATTGGTTTTAAATTTACGGCCAGCGTGGACATCGCCAATGAGAGCGATAAAGGGATTGCCATTGATAATGGTACGGAGGGGTCTAGTCATCTTCTTGATCTCGTTCTAAATATAAGGTTACTTGGAAACTGGCATGAGTTAAGGCTCTAAAAGCCGCCTCAGCTTTAGCTTTATCAACACCATTAAAGCGCAGAAACTGACGAACCGCTTGATGGAGTTCTTCATATAATTGCTTCAATTCTTCAGGCATTTCAATCATCCTACAAAAAGAACCCCGAAGGGTTCTGAGGTTACTTAGGAACACAGAGAGCTTGTGTATGGTCAAAACGAGTATTACGTTTTAACCATTCAGTCCCTGCGGAAAGGCACTTGGCTTGGGAGGTAAACTCAACAGCCGTGACGTTTGAGGTCATGGCCACGCCATTACTAATACTGTCATAGTTATAAAGCGTTAAGATTAATACCCACATGGTTAGTCTCCGTCACAATGAATGATGGGGGTTTCGGTTAAGGGTTTAGAGGGTATCTCAGGGTAAACTGTAGGAACATCGCGCCACTCACCCTTGCCACTCGCGTTTAGGGGGTCAGTCCAGTATTGTTGAAGCGTTTCTGTGAAAGAAACTACAAGGGGGCTTACCTGCACCTCTTTTCGTAATAATCGTAACTGCGGTGTCGCCACCAGTGTTTCACATTTCGACATTTTCAACCTCTTTCACTTCAGCACGGATTCGTTTCCCGAAAGGAGTTTCTTCAACGAACCGTTGGATTGTGACCTTGTAAACGATTTGTTCTGCAAGGTCTTTGACAAAGACGGTAAAGATACCGCCTTCAAAACCGCGTTTTTCACGGTCAAGGCGGTTGCCCAGAAAGTGACTTGCCGTAAACTCTACCGTTACCTTTGCATTATTCGTGGTGAATAACTCAAAGGATTCCGTTGGCTGCACACGGCAATGCCAATGCTTTTGGCCTTCAAATAACTGAACCATTTAAGATTGCCTCGGCTTCTGTGTAGCTCACAACAACGACCCCGTTAATGGTAACGGGGTCGGCAATTTCGTTTGTAAGGAAATGGTTAAGGGCTTGTTGTAGTGTTGTTATTGGCATCTTTCTTCTCCTTAATTACCTGTTCAACATGAAGCAAATACTTCAGTTGATGTAAAGTGTCATCTTTAGCGTTATGTTTTGTGCCGACAAACTCAAGCGAGTTCTTCTTGATGAAAGGTACACCAGCACCTTCGCAAAGACCTTCGGTGTAGCTGAGAAGGTCTTTACTATCCCAGTAGTTGAAGGGGAATGATACATTAAAGTCAGCAAAGTAGCTTTGCAGGAACATATAGTCAAAGCCATTGCGGTTGCCCCAGAACACGAGGCGAGAGCCTGTATTAAGCCAATTTGCGAAAGCCCTTAGAGCTAAACGAGTGTCAATTTTTGCAGCTTCTATCTTTTCCAAAATAAGTTGACGTTCAGGATCGTTCCACCACGTCATAGTGTCGGGGTCAAAACTGCGGAAAGAGGCTGTCATCGGGTCAAGGCAAACCTCAAACAAATTTGGGTCGTACTCTTGGGTTTGCAAGTTAAAGCGTACCGCACAAACCTGAAT